GCCCTCAGTGCCAGAACGCGTGAAGTCCTGGCGCCAGGCACGGCCACCCTCATCAGCGTCGGTGCTTGACCAATATCGACTTAAATCAACAGCCTCAGCGCCGCCATCCTGAAAGTCTGTTACGCCAGTCTGGAATGGTTCGCCCGTAGCGGTGTAAGCCGATCCAGTTGGGTCGCTTGAAGGGTTGAATCCGGAGTTCTGCTGGCCCGGAAAGGCTCGGGTTGAGTCAAAAGTAGAATTGTCTGCGCTAACCGGCTTCAGATTGCGATAGATTAACTCCAGCTCATCCATGGCGGGTAAGTACCAATCCGATCCGCCATCAGCGGGGACGGGGTCACTGGATCGAATTGAGCGAATATGCTCAAACGCTTCGTAGGAAGTATCGTTTTTAGCCAGGATGCTGTTGGTGGACGAAAGCCCATCCCAGCGAGTAAACGACCCTGCCTCGCCAGTGCGATCCTGAGAATCCCATTTTAGGCCAGCGGGCTCTTCAAGACTTTTGGGCGCAACGATTAGCGCATAACGCTCACCAGTCTGATAGTCGTCCTGGCTGTCAATGGTCCCGGCAACCGTGTCTATAACTCCGACAAGGAAGCCGCCAGCAAAAGCCTGCCCAATAAACGAAGGATCTTCCGGGTCGAAAAAAGTGGCCGCAGTCGTGAACGTGATTTCCGGTGAGTAAGACGAAAACCCGTAGGTATCGCCTTTGTGACGGACCTTAACCGTATAACTTTCCTGTCCTTCGTCAAGAATCCCCGCCGGGACATCAATGCTCTCAAGATTGCTTGTGTCCTCGCCGGAATCAAACACCTCTACAGAGTCCGACACCCGAGTAATCACCCACTGCGACGCAACGTGAGTATCGCTTCCATTGACCGTGTTAAAGGCTGACGAAGTAATTGTCGGCGTTTCGCCGATATCAGTTGCGCCGTCAGCCGGGTCAGTAATGGTTGGCTGGTCCGTAAAAATATCAGCGGTAGTGAACTCAGTTGCTTGCGAGAAGTCAGAAACCTCGCCATCGCTGTCAGCGTAGCGAACCCGCCAATAATAATTGGTCAGAGTGTCTAAGTTTGAGCTTGGCGTGAATGTCGTCGCAGTGCCAGTCACCGTCTCATCAACAACCGTGGTAGCAAAATCCTGAACCTCTGAAATCTGCCACTGAGCCGACGCCATCGCAACGCCATAGAGACTGCGATATGCCGAGGCTTCAAGTTCTGGTTGCAGCAAAGTGCCGGTTGCATTATCTGCTGGTGAAACATTCTCTGGCGTTAAGATCAAAGCCCTTGGGTCTGCGGTAAGCTGGAGCCAGTTTGAGCCATCATCTGTAACCGGGTCATTGCCAGTATTATTATCAACTAGCGAGCGGTAAGTATGCCCGTCCGATCCAATAACGGCATCATTCAAGGAAAAAGTCGTTCCAGCATCCCAGGCTGTAGCGCCAGCGATTGAAGCTGCTGAGTCGCGAAAAGTCTCGGCATCGTTAGCAAATCCCTGGGCGTCATTCGCAAATCCTTCCGCCTCATCAACTTTGGCTTGCGCGGCAGACTCAGCATCAGTGATCGTTGTCCCCGCCTCGGTGACAAAATCCTCAAGCGCATCAGGGAACCCATCAACGTAATTAAGGCCCTGAAAGTCAGCCAAGGTATAAGTGCGGCCGTTAAGAGTTACTGGGAATGCCATCTTTTTCTCCTAAATAATTTCCTCGACCTCAACCTGGCGCGAGTAAAAAGTAAGCGCTCGGTTCCTGATCGGCTGTATTGAGGCAATCCTGCCATAAATGTTTTGAGTGAGCCACGTCTGGGGTTCGTCAGGCTGTGGAATGATCAGCACATCTCTGGATATACCCTTAATCCTATCAATGTTATTGAACACATTCGCGAATATCTCGTCCTCTGGCAGGTTGATAAGCTCGAAGCGAATTACTCGAAACTTCTGTATCTCATCCACAAAAGTTTGACCGCCCCTCGACTTTGTTACTCGGCTATTGTCTATAAACTCAAACTCAACGCCATTCGCGTAGTTCACCGACGGCTGATAAGCAGGGCCAGCAATCAAGCGACCGGCCTGAATGTAGCCTTCAAGGTTTGAATCGTCTGTTATATCGATTCTGAGATAGCGCGCAAATAGCGGCGAACCTAAAAGCTGAAACGTGTTCGCTGTGTAAAGCTCTGTTTCTTCGCCAGTGGGCAGCCCGCCCCAGCGGAATACGCCCCATGGAGAGCCTCCAAAATCCTCGACTGGCTGCCAAGCTGAAACTTGTCCTGAGTCATATATGAAACTGGAAAAGTCATCGTTAGAAAGCCGCCAGCGCACAGTTGCCGTAATGCTTAGGTTGTGTGCAATCAGAGCAAAAAAGTCCACGATCTTGGTTGCCTTCCAGTCCACATCGATCTGAACGCTAGTGGCACCGTCTGTGCGGAAAACCCTTTGAATCTGAAAGTCCTGCAAGTTTTCAACAGGAAGGGCAGCAACCTCGCTGTCTGCGGTTATGCTATTTACATCATCAATGTAATTGCTTGCTGCAATAATCATGTTACTCATAGCTCAACCCCACAACTCCAGCTCAACCTCGTTGATTGCAGCATCTTCAAAAAGCGTGACAACCCGAAAGAGTTTACCACTGCTAAGGTCGTATCGCGGAAAAGTTACTTTTACAATGTCGTTCAGCTTCAGCGTGAAAGGCTGAGTTTTAACCCTTATCCGATAAACGTCGCGCTTGGTGCCGTATAGCGCTGCAATCCGAGCTGCTTCAGCCGAAGCATCGGTCGATTCAATCAGTCGTGAATCAATTTCAAGAATTTCGCTGTTCGGATATATCGCCAGCGTTCCAGCCGAGATCGCGCTTTCAACGGCTGACTCCCTGGTCACGAAATCACGATCATCAGCCGAACCACTTAGGGTGTTGTCATCCAACACCGTGAAGTTCTTTTTGTATTTTAGGTTCACCCGATGATAAGGAATCGACGTAGGAAGGCGCTGCAACTCAATGATGTTCGTGCTATCCAGTTCGAGCAAAGCGCTGGCCGTCGGCACTGTCAGCCTGCCGACATTCAGCTCGCCAGATCGGTTGAATCCGTAGAATGCGCCCACTGAGTTTGCCAGCTGGTCAAAAATATCAAGTATATTTGTGAACGATTTTATATAAACGCCAACGGGCGAGCTGTTCTCAGTGTTTAGATCGTCAAAACTGTCTGTGTCGAAATCGTCTGGATCGGTAAACCCAGCAAACTCAGCGGCGATGAAGCGGATAATGTCAGCCACGGTGCTCTTATAGCTGCCTGATGGTTTCGCGCCTTTGACGTCGCAAGTGATTATGCCAGGGTTATTCTTTGTGATTGTTAGACGGCCATTCGTTAGGTCCTGTGTGAATTGATTAGTGGAGCTGCCGTCATCATAGACCTCAAGAATCGATTCAATAGGCCCATCGTGAACTTGATATACGTTATTCGATTCATCAACTAGCACTGGTGTGATGTTAAAAACCTGACCAAAGCAAAGCGGCTTTGGCGTTCCCGCCATGATGGCGCTTCCATCGTTTCCGCCTGTGCCGCCATAAACATTCGGCGGAAACGTCCGAGTGAAAGCCTCTTGCCCATCACGAATGATGACTTGCACTTCCAAGTCATTGAACTCGATCGACTTGCTTTTCCCTTTGAAGATCGTGAAGTGGTTAGAAAGATTGGCGCCCTTTTCGCCTACCCTGACTTCAACGTCTCGGTTGTCCCAGGCGTAAGTCGCAAAATCATCTAGGCCACCATCGCCATTCGCCAAAATGATCGATCCAAAAGACGGAATCGAACGACCGCCAACACGTCCTGACTGGAACATTGAGCGCTGAAAGTTTAGCGCTTCGTTTACTCTAGCGTCGAAATAGGTGTTTGGCGGCGTTTCTGACGGCTCAGACACATAGCCCCTGTCCGATAGAAAGATCGTTTCCTCAGCAGTCCCATTGAAAGGCTTTAGAATGACAATGTATGACTTGGATGCTGAAGCGTCACTAACCAGCTCATCAAGGCTTGTCGCGGTCATTCTCTAGCCCCAACCAATGCCTGCCCTGCGAGCGCTCTGTTGAACTGACGGCGCAAATCAGAAATTTCATCCCGAACCTCATTAACTGCGCCAATCAAATCATTCGCAGACCCTGTAACCGGTGCGACGGTTCCGTTTCTATTTGGAATGAATATCTCCGGCCCACCTTCTCCAACCATGGATGCCTGACCCTGAGATAGCGGCCCACCCATTGCGCGCTTTTCTAGGAATGGAGAGGCGCCATTAACCAGCTTCGCGAAAGCGTCTGCGCGGTTGTTGTTAAAGGAAGTGCCTGCATCGGTAAGGCTTTCAAAGCCGCCAACCAGCTTGTCAGAGATTTTGCTTGATAGTTCATTCGTAAAAGCGTCTGTAGCAATGTTAGTGGCAACCGACTTTGCGATGGCAGTAGTTGAGCCCGCGCCAAAAACACCTGCCGCGAAAGAGTTGCTGATCGCCGTTCCAACATTGGCCGCAGTAACACCGAAAGTACCGGCTGTTGCAGTCGCCCCACCCAGAGCGCCAGCGCCTCCAGCCAGTCCAGCTCCTGCCGCGCCAAACTGCCCTAAAGCGGCGCTTATGCCAGAGCCGACGCCAGGAAGAATAAAAGGCAACGCTGTTGAGGCAATAGCAGCAATATCGCCTTCCAATATGCTATTCACCAATCCTTTGACAGCGTCTGAAATAAATCCCAGCACATCTCCAATAGCGTCTAGGGCGCTATCAACCGCGCTTTCAATCGCGTCAGCAACGCCACCCAGAACATCTCCGATGCTATCTACAATGCCGCCAAGGAAGAATCCAGGCGTATTTTCAAAAATGCCCTCATCAATCGACGTCCGGCCAGGACGCTTACCACTGTTCAACGCATCAAAAAAGTCGGCCCCAAAAGTGCTGACAGCGTTGGCGTTCATTACAAACTCGCCATCGGACAGACGCGCTAAAATCTTGTCGTCGCGCGGGCCGCCTGCCCCGCTAACCTGTCCGCCATCGGCAAAACTTTGAACAGGCCCACCATCCTTGAAAGCTAGGCTCGGGAACACCTCGCCAAGAAAATTAACACCCGTAGAAATAACGGCCTTTGCTGCAATGTCAGCCAGGCCAGAGACGATCGCGCTCTTAAACTTATCGAAGTCCAGCTTGCCGGTCTGAAAGAATTGGCTCAGATCGTCTTGCAATGAACTAAACGCATTACCAACGAACTCGGATGCGTTTTTAGCGTTATTAGAAATCGAGTCATAGAAATCTTTTATCCCTTTAATCGCGCCCGCGCCAAAGGTCTTTTCGGTCTGCGCTCGAAGATCGATCTGTCGGCGGCGTAATAGCGACAAGGTTTCAGCGTTATCCCCGCCAGCAGCGGTTACCGCTTCTATTGCTTTCTCCACACGAACCTGCTCAGCCCGAGCATCGGCTGTTTCATTCTTGAGGCCGACGTAATTGAGAGCCAAAGCCTGAGCAGCGGCAGATTGTGACTTGAATGATGATGATGCTCTGACAACGCCATTATCCAGCAAATCTAATTCGTCAGTTAAGCTGGCTGTCTCTGGCGCTAACTCATTGAGCTTGTTTAGTAGTTTCCGCTGCTCATCAGTAAGACCTTTAGCCGCCTTGCTATTGCTATCAAATTGAAAAGTTAATTCCTCAGTCTCATCAGCAAGCGCGTCTATTTCGCCACTGGTGTCATTCGTTGTGATCCCTAAAGCGCCAAGCAAATCATCAAGTCTGCCACTCAAGTCAATGCTTTCCGCTAAGGGGTTCTCAATGTCCTCTAAAATACCCGTGAACTTAGCCGCAGCGCCAGCGGCTGTGCCAAGAGCAAGCGCAGCGAGCCCTACCTTGCTCCTTAGCAGGGTGACCGCAGTTGTGACTACTCTGAGAGTGATCGCGGCCTTTGCAAAAGCCTTGGTGAAGCCAACGATTGCCGACACAGTTCGAGCCACATTTCTTATCAACTTCGCGCCAAATATTACTGCGAACCCGGCTGTAATTAGGCGGATGTTTTCAATAACAAACTTGAACGACCGCTCAAGCAAGCGGATCGCTTTAACCAAAACGCCAGAAATGGTCTTGGCAAAACTATCAGAATCGCTAGTAGCTTCGGTTAGGCTTCTGGTGATTCTTACGATTTCGTCGTTAAGCCCAGCCTGACCAATCGAAAATAAAAGATTATCTGTGGCGTCGCCCAGGTTAGAAAAAGCGCCATTAAGAGTGGCAGCTTGTCGGGCAGTAGCGCCCCCGAACTCAATATCGGCTATTTCAGTGAGGGCGCCAGTAATCGCAGAGGCATTGTTCTCAACTACTTTAGTGGTATTGCCAATAGAAAACGTGATCTTGTCTTGTTCTTTGCTGGCTTTGATCCCGAATTCTTTAAGGCGCTCAAACTCGCCAACGGCAGCGTCAGCCACCGCTTCCGCTAACTGATTAAACGACTTCCCTGTGCCAGAGGCGATATCGCCAAAAGCCCCGAGCTGCTCTACGGTTGGCTTGATACCCCTAGCGATAAGGATGTTGAAAGAGCCTACAACATCGGAAACTGCAAACGGCGTATCGGCCGCAAACTGCCGAATGATGTTGAACGCTCGATCCGCGTTCTCAACAGAACCGGTAAAAGTGGTTAGGGATGCGCGAAGTGACTGGAATTCCCGGTTAGTTCGGACAAGGTTTGAACCGATGGCGCCAACCGAAAAAGCCGCAGCCAGCGGAGCCAACAGCTTTGTCAGCCCGCCAACTGCGCCTGATACTTTTCCAAGGTTTCCGCGAACAGATTTAAGAGCGGCGGCCGACCGATCCTTTGCTGCTATTTCGTAGAGAATTCGACCCTGAGCCATTTGCAGCCGCCTTTCTTTGCTTTTCCTGTTCTTCGGATTGAATGGTCAAGTAAATTGACCACTCTACAAATTCATCGACTGACATTTCAGCTTCTAGCTGCTCGACCGTCATGCTTAGCTTTTCAGCCATCATGAACTTGAATCGCCTGTCAGTCGATTCCCTTAGTTTTTTTCAAGGCCCCCTTCATCAACACCCATGATCTCAGTCGCCAACCTGGCAACAACCTGAGCATCAACCTGGGTGCGAAGGGCGGCTTTATCTTCAACAGTGAAAATCTTATTCCCCTGCTCATCGATCAGCTTCATGATCAAAAGCTCAGCCAACACTTCAGACTCTGGCTGGTTTTTGGTAACGGTCGAAATCTTAGCCTGATCTCGAAGCGTGAAAGGCTCGGCATACAATACCAGTGGGCCCTCATCATCGCCCCACTCAGGAACTTCGATCCGCTTAAGTGGCTTTTGCTTGTAGTGATCAGTGGCGCGCCCAATGATGGACGCGCCCGTTTTCTTAGCTGCTGGCATGTTTTAGCCCCTAAGTTACTGTCGTCTCGGAAAGCTCTCCCGTTCCCTGAAGGGTCAGGCTGGCTTCAACCATTCCATCAAAAGACGAATTGATCGTGCGGCCAGTTACAAGCGCATTCCCGCTCAAAAGATGATCGCCTGATTCGTCGCCTTCCACCTGGAAGCTTAGCGCGACCTCAGATCCAACCGCCAAAGCGCCTTGGCCCGTCGTGTCAGTATCATCAAAAAAGACATCAACCGAACCATTCCAGCTTCGCAGTGAAGTTTTGAATGTCCGATAGCTGTCGCCCATTGCGGAATCCTCGATCGTGTCCATCGTCTCATCAACGCTGAAGGAACGGATCTCAGCGATCGAGTCGGACCCCACCTTTACTGTTCCGCCGTTTCCGGTAAGTGTCGCCATTTTCAGTCACCTCTGTGTCATCTGTAGTGATTGCGGTCTCTGCCGCCGGTTTTTCAACGGCTGGATCAGACTCCAACCACCCTTTCTCCACGAATCGTTTTTTATCCGACTCGAAGATTTCGATTGGCTTCCCGCCTTTAGGCGGCCAAACCTTGATTCGTTTTAACATTTTATTCTCCTAAACGCTCTGACTAACTGCGTTCTCTAGTGTTGCGTATACCACTTCTATGGACATTCTGCCAACTGCAACGGGCTGATCGCCTTCACCCGAAAACTCAGACTCGAAAGATAAAATCCTCGTGTCCTTAGCCAGATCGTTTCTAGTCGAGTCAGCGGAAAGCGCCTCCTCGACCTGTTGGCTGATTGTATCAAGCGTTTCATCGTAGTTCGACACCGCCTTGACATAAGCCTCAATAACTACGTTCATTCGCCTCATTTGCGTTCGAGGCGGAGTTATTGTCGATGGCTCAATTTCTTCAGATTCAGTATAAACAAGCAAGCCAGGTAGTTTGCTTTCGCCCATCGGGTAGACGCGATTTCTGAAAACCCTCTGACCCGTTGTAGACAGGCCGGAAACGGTGGATACGATGTTATCCCTGATTGACTGGCGAGCGTGAGCCATTAGGGCGCCTCCAACTGCAACATGGTTAGGCCCGTGCCATCCGGCATGACTACGCGCACTGTGTAAACAATGCCGCCAATCTCAAGGGTGTCGCCTTCGTCTGCTTGGGGAACATCTGCTGTGCGCGCATGATACTGCGGCCCTCTAATAGAGAACGGCACGCCGCCGCCCGCATCCACTTCCTCGTGGTTGTTATCAAAAATACCTTGGATCGTGACACTTTCGCCACCATCAGGCGTATAGATAGCCGTCGTTCCGAAGTCATCGACTTCAAAAAAAACGGCCCTCTCTAAGTCTGTCTCGACTGCCATGTTATGTCTTTGAGGAAGGCTTGCGCTTGTAGCTGCGCTTCACGACGTCGGCAGGTGCGCTTGAGGTCTCAAGGCCAACAGAGCGATCAATTTTGGTTTCTTCTTTGGCCTCACTGTAAGGCACTGCTCGGCCACGGCCAATCAAGTTGTGGGCCTCGGTACTGGATACATCCAAAACCGATCCGGCCTCAGTGTGATTGCCATTCCAAACGATCGGTGAGGTAACTTTAATCTTCATTGGTGCAATCCTTTAATGCTTAAAAAGAGACGGGGCGCGAACGCCCCGCCTCATCACCATCACTACTAGGTAGTGACATCCTGAATTGCCGCAAAGCTCTCGGCATGGCGAACAGCCACGTCGATGTCCTGATACATGGCAATCCGAGTGGCGCCCTTGTCTGAACCGCTGTACGGATCAACTAGGACATCAAGGCCACCAAACATGCCGATCATCAGGTCGCTGTAGTTGCCGAAGATGACCGCGCTGCAATCATCGCTCGTTCCCTTCGTGAGATCGGAAGGAACCAGCGTGGTGGAAGCTACGTCATATCCGAGAACCGTGTTGCTGTCGTTCAAGATGAAGTTACCCTCAACACCGCTGTCCTGGCGCGGAGTCTGACGCATTGACCCAACAACCCGTGGGTTGGTGAGGTATGCCAGATTGCCTGCCAAGGCGTTGTCGATAGCGACTTCACGCTCAAGCTCAACCAGCGAGGCATAGCTGATCGCGCCGCCGTTTGTACCAAGCGCAACCGAGCCAATGCCATTGGTCTGCAAAATACCCGTGGGCTCACCTGAGCCGCCACCATTGATCGCAACTTCGTCGATCTTGGCAGCAAACTGGCGAGTCATGTCATCACGAATGATCTGCTCAACCGAAGGATCTGACTGCATCATCAGCTTGCGGCTAATGTCCACATACTGACGCAACTCTTTAGGCGACATGGTGACCTGACGGAAATCAGGAGCACCCTCGGACCCAGGAGCGGCGTTTTCGCTGACAAAGCCAACGGTGGTCTTGGAGTTCAGCGCCGGGATGGCAACATCGCCTTTAAGACCCTGCATCATGCGAGCGCCAAGACCTGAGATAACCAGGTTAGCACGCAGCGCATCAATGAACTCACCAGCCAAGTGATCCTCTGGCACCAAGTTCGAGCCGTTGGCAGGCGCCGTGGTGAGGATGTCACGCTTGAAAATTGAGGTTGGCACATAGAAACCACGCGCTTCCTTGCCATAATGGCGTGAAAGCTCCTGACTGACCTCAGCCTCAAACCCATCGAGACGGCCCAAAGCGGCAGAGCGGATAGCATTCATCAAAGAATAGCTGCGCTGCTCTTTCTGGTTCATGTCGATTTCGGGTGCATCAAGCGGCTTATCCGAGACTTTCTCTAAAAGCACACCACGGAACTGAGCCAGCCCCATGCCCTGACGGATCGCATCTTCTGCGACTGCCCGCTGGTTGTGGCGAACGCCCAGATCAATAATCTCACTAACTTCTTTTTGGTACGCAGAAACTGAGTCCTGACGCACCGTCTCATTTGAGTGTCCCATTTCGGTAATCTCCACGGTTGGAACTAAATTTTCGGTTTCAGGCGAAATTTCGTGCGACCTTCCCACGCCAACTGACTGATCGGCTGGGATTGAAACAATCGAGATTTCTAGCGGCTCCCAGGAAGTAGCACGAAACACGTCCATGCTATTTTCGTCGCGAGCCATTTTTGTGACCCGATAGCCAATGGACACATTGCCACGGATACCATCTGTCACATCATCGTAAACCTCGCTCGCCAGCGCATTCCGACTGAAACGCACCACGGCCCGTAGACGGCGGGCTTGCTCGTCGAGGCTTACAGATTCAACAACGCCGATCTGCCGCTCCGGATCGTGATCCATGAGAAGCGGCGCTCGACCAGAATTCATAAAGTCCATGTTTACGCTGGCGCGATTATGGTCCAGAACCTCGCTGCCATAACCTCGCTCAACAGGCATTTCAGAACTGACAGACATCCGAACACGGCGATCGTCCACCGTTTCAGGCTCCATAACCTCGGCGCGGTGAAGCGTCTCGGTTTTGGAAAAGCGCTCGACTTCAACGCTTTCTGTCATCTCATCTTCCTCATCATCCTTAACTTCCTCGGGCATTACGTTGATCCCGTCGAAGTCCATGCCCTTGCCAAATTTAATGAGGATAGAATCTTCATCTTCAGTGATCTCAACAATATGACGGCTCTGAGTCTTTTGGCTTGCGTCTTTTGCTCGATCATCCTCCGACTCCTCAGGCTCGACTTCCACGCCAAAAGCGTTTGCCTGCCAATCAAAAGAAGTTTCGTCAGAATCAATAGGGCCGCCAGCTGCCCAAGTGTGGCAGGAACGCTCAGAGTGACATTTGAAGTGGTGCATCCAGCAATAACCCAGCTCCCCGTCCTCGTCCGAAGTCTCGCCCGGCAGGCAATCTTTCATGCGCTGAGAAATGTCAAAAGCAACGCAGTTGGCGCATTTGGAACTTCTTGCTGCCTCAACTGTCGTGTTCCAATACTCAGCGACACCTTCCCAATAATCGCCAGGCTCATCCACGTTGAGCGGGCCGTAGTTGAACATTTCAATCGCGCGGTCGCGGTTTTCAGTGTTCAGCTCAACATCTTGAGTAGCCGGAGGGCATGGCAGTTGCTCATCACGCTCGGCGCGCTCTCCAGATGATTCTTCAAACTTAATCGGTTCCATATCGTTATCCGCCAACCACTGAATTGATTGCTCCATCGTATACATGCTTGAGTCAAATCTCACGCTTTGAATCTCGGAGACCCGCTCATCATTTTCGACGAATATACCATAAATGAAATCAATGCCATCCCCACCCGCATCTGCCTCGCGGCGAAACTCATCGTACTTGCTAGGGTCGTTGATCCTAGCAGCGTGTTCGTTGGGATAGGGGCGATCTTCCTCGGAATACTTACGTTCTTCGCTCGCCAGAGGATGTCCCGATGGGAAAAGATCAGTGTCATGCTCGCCGCCCTGGAAGCGATCGTTTTTCATAGCGAAAAGGAAGGAATTGACTCGGGCATAAGCCCATTGCTCCGGGCCGCTAACGCCAGGGCGAACTGATGCTGGATTGGTTTCATAGGCGCCAACGCCTCGCTCGAAAACCTCACGCAGCATCGGCAGTGACGCGCGGCGCAGATCATCGTCGCCAACCTCATCGTTGTGCTCATCGCGCTTGTTGATCAAACCTTCCTCGACCGCATCAGATAACTGACGATCTTCCTTTTTGCCTTCTTGCTTTTTCACCAGCTCAAGGATCACGTCTTTCATGCCTTGCTCGCCCAGCGCGCCAATCACGCCCCACTTCATTTGAGAGACGACGCCGCCGACGTTAGACATATTCGGCTCTAAATCGCCACTTTGGAACTGGCTGCCATTGTCAAAATGGCGAGCGGCCCAGGCTTCCCGCTCTTTTATCCAATCCAAAACCTCTGGGTCCTCCGAGCCGTCGCGAGCCTGACCCCAAAGAACATAAGCCTCGTTGCCGCGAATGTTACCGCCAGCCGACCAAATCTCTGGATTAAACTCCTCAATGTTTTCAGCAAAGTCCCGATCAAACTGCGGGTATTCGCTGTTGCGTAGAGTGATCTTGAAGTCGTCGCCTTGGCTTGGGAAATCAGTCGCCATCTTCGTCCCCTTGATCAATAGGTTCCTGCGGCGCCATGTCAGAGAATGGTTCGCCGGTTTGCAGGCTAACTTTTGCCGGACCATACGGCCCTTGACCACCGCCAAATGGCTCGTGGGCAAACTGCAAGCCATACTTTTCAGCCATTTGCTTATCGCGAGAAAGGTTTGCGAACAGATCATCTAGGTCCTGGCCGTAATTGTTCGCCACGTCCTGAATAGAGATCAGGCCATTGTTTAGAGCAATCACGTTGGCGCTGATCTCTTTTTGTGGATCGACCCACTGAAAGCCTCGCGGCCTAAAGCCGCCAGCGTCTGCAAACTTGTCATATTTGTTGATCGGCAGATTCACAACGCCAATCGTCATCGTCTGAGATAGCCACTGGCGGTAGACCGGAATAAGGAAGTGCTCAACCATGAAATTCTGGAGATAACGATAAAAGTCTCGGTCATCGATTGTCCCCTGGCGAATCGATGAGTAAGACGTCTGCGTTAGATCATTCGCCAGTGAATGGTAAGAAATGCCCAGGCCCGATGCGATGCCGCGCAATATCGACTTTTCAAAATCCGAAAAGGCTGACGTAGGATGCTGCGGATCGAACTGCTGGAAGTCCACGCCTTGTGGCAGCTGGTGGAACGACCCAGGCTCGGCCTCCATGATCGGAATATCGCCCTGAATGTCATCAGCCTGAAAGCCATCACCGGCACGCGAAGTGAAAAAGCCCATCTTCGATGCCGCAGTTCTAGCCGCTACTAGCTCAGCCTCACGATAGCCATGAAGCATCTTCAAAGCACTGATCGTTGTGGACATCCATGGAACACCGCGCGTTTGCTGGGCGCGGTCTGGTAAATATAAATGCAAAATCTGCTCAGCCGGAATGCGCTGCGTCCTGCGCTCATAAGTGCTGTAGCTAAGATCACCAGGATGCTCAGTCAAAACATGATAGGCGATCGGCCGCCGATAGCGGTCCATTTCGACGCCCATCCTAATCTGATTGCCATTCCCTAGCTTCTCATTCTTTTCTTCATAGATGAGATCCGGCTCAATAAATTCCAAGGCGAACCGATCAGCGTTGCCATCGTAATTGACCATTCGCACCACGCACTCGCCATCGCGAGCCAGCGACTCAATAACCATGGCCTGAGCATCAGAGATCGAAAAGCGACCATCGACTGTGCAATTTCCGTTGCGGCCCCAGCGCTTCCATTCCTGCTCGATTATCCGATTCCCAATGACGTCGAGACTGCCATCTTGATTCATCGCTTTGACTTGCAGAGTCGCGCCGCGCTCGCCGACCACGTTGGTCTTTAAGAGATTGATGTATCGCCTAGCGTATTCATTATTTCTCGCCAGCTCACGACACCGATCTCTTAGCGTGCGTAAGTTGTACCGTAGCTCAGAATCAGCCGATTTCTGCGAGGTAACAAAGTCGGAAAATAAGCGGCCAGCATTCACGCCGTCATAGCCGCGTTTTTTGATAGCCTTTTTATCTCGCTTAAAGATGTCGAGAATTCCCATATCAGAATCTCACCTTGACCGTAGATGGAACGGCGCGACCAAGCCTAATATCTTCCTCGCGCTTGAGCCTTGTCACCTCTGCCCGATAGTAGTCACGCCAGTTTGTTAAATCCTCGATTGCTATTTTCGTCAGCGACCGGCCGTTGATCGAGTAGTTTGCAACGTCAGAATCAGCTCGGCCTTCGAGAACCGATTCTATTTTGCTAACCATGATCTCAGCGTGGGTTCGCGGGTCCTCATTAAGCGAATCAAAGTCAGTTTTGATTGTCAGCCTTCCCTGGCCGACAGTGATCCGAGCGCCGTCGCTGGTCTGCGTTATGTACGCCTGCCAGCCATAAGCACCGAAGTCACTAAGCGCCATAGCCGTGGCGCTATCGATTTGCGCGTAGTAGCCCTTGGAATCCTCTACGGCTTGAATCTCAAAATTGTTATCGGCGCTGTTAGAGTTCTCGATCGACTGGAATGAGTAGGAAAGTGAATAATCGGCTGTGGGGTAATTTATCGCTAAATCATCACGCCGCCAGATAACTAGGTCTCCCGCGATAAACTCTTTTGGCTCACCCTGCGGGGCTGATTCTGGATTAAATGCGTTCGCCATCAGTTTCTCCACTTATTCACAAATCCGCCGGAGCCCGCGCGCTGCATTCGGCGGCGGGAAACCGCTGGGCTTTCAGTCTCCCCTGGCTGGTCTTTTTTTGACTCTGCCAGCATTTTGTCTGCTATTGTATTTACATTCATCCCGGAAATCGACAACGCAGCCAAAGCATAGCACCTCACGTCCAACGCTTCATTCCTAGCGCGCTTTTTGATCCACTGCCTTTTTGCATGACCACGCACATATCTAGTGACCTTGCGCTCCGCTGTCAACTGCTCGAAATACTCATCAGATCGATCCGCCGGGAAATGGCAATACCCAGGCCCAGGCTCTTTTATCCCCAGATGACCATACACCGCCTCTTTCGCCGTGTCCGATCCGACCGGGAAAAGATGAATTTTCCCGATATTGTTTCTGGATGGCCGACCAACTAGCGGCTTGGCTTCTCCGCCAACACCCTTGATGCCGAAAACCCTGCGCCCCTCACGCGCTTTGACGTATCTGTAAGTCGCCTGAGTATGATGGCCGCCGGTGTCAATGGCCGTCGATCTCACGTTCAACAGCCTGCCGTCATTGGTTTCATACTCAGCGAACAGCACTGAGTCTAAGCTCTCCCAAACCGAAGGGCTCGACGGATCGCCCTGAAGCGTTTGGTAATCCACGCTCCACTGTTCGAGGTCGCGGCCCACGCCAAGTATTTCCACTTCCAGGCGATCGTCTTGAACGTCCACACCAGCCACCAGTACCGCAACTTGTTCAGGAACCTTTTCGCCCCAGTCCTCAGCTCTTTGCTTGATAACATGATCCTCAACTCCCTCACCCTGTTCTTCCCAGGTCTCTGCCAATGAAACGTTCACGAAAGTCTGCAAGTCATTCGTGTGTTTTTTCTCTAAAAAACTCTGAGCAATATCTCCCAGCTTGCGAAAGCAACTATACATTTCATTCAGATGATAGCTGGCGTGTCCTTTGAACGGGTGACTCGCAACCCATCGGCCACGCCGGATCGCAGCGACCCGTTCGCCATCGTTCCACATGGCGCCGCAAGTATGGCAAACATACTGAGCGGTTTCCGGCTTGCCTTCATCCCAGATGACGTTTTTCCATCGCAGCGTCTGGCTCTCTCCGCAGTGCGGGCAAGGGATGTAGAAATAACGCTGATCACCCGCTTCAAAAGCCGACTCGATAAAGCTCGCGTTTTTGATGGTTGGCGTGCTGATCTCTAACAGCTTGCGGCGATCTCCAAAGGTAGCCGCACGCTGCCAGAGCAATGAAACGGGATGCCCTTCAGAGCTTTTGTCGTAGCCATCCACTTCGTCGCAAACCACAAAGGGCGCGCTACGCCCACGCATAGTCTTGGATGAGCCTGACCAAGAAAACATTAGGAAACCGCCAGGATAGCTTTTCATCCTCTGGTTATTCACGCCTTCACGGCCACGCGGCTTGGCGATCAAATGCTGGAGCTCATCATTAGACTCAACCAAAGGGTTGAACTTCGTCTCAAGCCATGTCGCCAGATCGCCCTGACTTGGCTGCATCATGATCTGTGATTGCGGGTCCTGCCCTATCTTGAAAGCCTGCGCGCAAAGCGCCATCGTTGTTTTGCCAACTTGAGCCGACCACATCAGCGTAATTCTGTTGCATAACGGGTCAGCCGTCATGTCCAACGGCTCGCGTTGATAAGGCGCATGATCAAATCTGATCAAACCAGGCACCGCGTTTCCGACCGGGATGCGAATGTTTTGCTCAGACCATTCCGATGGCTGCAAGTCAGGCGGCGGCTGCAAATGATGCGCTGCATTATTGACCGCCTTTCTTAGCCCCTCGACGTTGCCGAACTTCTCAACCACCGGATCACTCATCGTCGACAGCCTCATCTTCGCTAACGTCAAACTCCTCAAGGGCAGCCAGAGACAAATCAATCTCATCGAGTATGACTTGCTTGATTCTGATTTCGTTGGTCTCACCAATCAGAGATGTCGCCACACGACTCGGCACGTTTCTTGTGTTGGTCTTTACTTCGGCGAAAACATTAGACAACGCCCGTTCAAGTTGCTTTAGAGGCACGACCTCGCCCTTAACTTTGGCAAGCTCTAGCTCTGACTTAGCAGTTTCAGCCGCCAGCTTGCGGCGCTTCAGCTCAGACTCGTCCGCCAGCGTTTCGCCAGCAATATCCTCGACGGCTCGGCGTTTCAGCCATTCTGCAACGTCGGCGGTGTTGATCTGCCAAGCGACACCCTTCCCGCCGCGCTGCATTACAGGGCAACCGCGCCGCATCCAATGGTTCACAGTGGTTTCAGCAACACCGAAAATTTCAGCGATTTCGCGCTTCCCCATTGTCTGCCCGCGATACTTTCTTGCCATTTATTCCTCTTGTTCTAAATAGTAACTCTTACTTTGGAATGCCACGCACAACGCAAATATTGCGCTCGCGAATCACC